TATCGGAGTTGAAGACATGGAAAAATTATTTTATTGGCGCTATGCCAACGAACCAGCATGAACAAAACAGAAAAAATAGCATACGAACAATTAAAAAAAGAAGGATATCTGGTTGAAAGACCACGAGTCTCCAAGTGGCAACCACAGGACTTTTTTTATTGCTGGGATTTTATAGCAATTGACAAAACAGAAATCAGATTTATTCAGGTGTCCAGCAAATACTTTTCCCAGAGAGCAAGAGATGACCAGGAGAGAATGGTTCGATTCCCTCGTCCTGCATCTACCAGTAAAGAATACTGGCGCTGGGATAAGAAGAAAGAAATATTTATCGTCCAAAAAATCGGAAAGGAGGTGGAGACAGTATGAAACCAGGACCAAAAGGACCAGCACCCAAAAATCCAAAGTATCACTTCGAGGGACAAAAAACCAACGAAGCAGGAAAAACAATTTATATGGTTATCGTTATTAAAACCGGAGAGCTTCTGGAATGGGATGAACCAACCTTTAAAAAGAATCGGTTACTAATCGAATACTAAACTTATGGTAAAAACCAGAACAGATTTATTAGAAGACATCCATAACAGCGTCCAGGAGGAAATGTTGCGAATGGAGATTGCAATAGAAACGCTGGCGGATGTCGATGACGATAAAGTCATTGAAACAGTAACCAGGCGCTCACCTCTTGGAGCAAGAGAGGAGCAGCTGACTAAAAAGGATGTAATAGCACGCTACGCAGAAGATATCGGTAAGAGGGAAAAAGTCCTTAAAGTAATTCAGCAATTGTTAAAAGTATGAAAGACCTTATTTATCCATTACTGAAAGAAGACTATATATCACCTCATTTGCAGGAGGAGGAGAAAAAAAGAGAGATACCTATTCTCCCTGTGGATACAAACGGTATGTCATTACACAAAAGAATCTGGCTGAAGATTAAAAAAATATTAAACAAACTATGGAAACAAAAATACCAACAATAAAAATAACACTTTTGCGCTTTGCAGAGTATAACCCCAGAAAGGTAACTCGCAGCGTTATAGAGCAGTTGAAGAATTCCATCAAGGAATTCGGAATGCCTGTGCCTATTGTGATAAACACCTCCAAGGGTAGAGAAAATGTGATTGTCGGTGGTGAAAAAAGAGTCAGAGCAGCAACAGAACTGGGTTGGACAGAAGTTCCTTATAGCACCGTTTCTATTCCGTTGGAAAAAGAAAAAGCACTCAATCTTGCATTAAATAAAATCGAAGACCAGTGGGATGAAACAAAACTGGCAGAGATTATAACCGACCTGACAAAAGCAGACTTTGACTTATCACTTACCGGATTCAATGAAGTAGAAATCAGCAATCTCTTGGATACCACAATGTTTCTGGATCAGGAGGAAGAAGAAAAACCTTGGGATACAGAGGAAGAAATAAAACAAATAAAAGAACCAATATCCAAACTCGGTGAAATTTATCAGATAGGTCCGCACCGAGTTATGTGCGGAGACTCAACCAATCCAAATGACGTTAAAAAACTTATGGACGGTAAAACAGCAGACATTATATTTACAGACCCTCCCTACAACGTAGCTCACAAAAGCATGGAGAAAAAAGGTAAGTTCCATACAGACCAAGGAATCATTCTGGGAGATGACCAGACCCAGGATGAGTTCAGAGCATTCACTGAAGCATTCTTCCAGAACTTTAGTATGGTCTTAAAAGCAGGAGGGACAATTTATGTCTGCACCGGATATTCCTCCTACCCTCTTTTTTATTACCAGTTCTTAAATTCAGGGTTTGTCTTCAGCAGCAATATCGTCTGGGTGAAACCCAACTTTGCAATCGGCTGGGGTGACTACAAAAAGCAATACGAACAAATAATGAAAGGTAAGAGGCCGACAGGCAAATCAAAAGCTCAGGCACTCATGTACGGTTGGAGGCAGGGAGAGCGTCATCAGTTCTTCGGTGAAGCGAATGAAAGTGATGTCTGGGACATGCCACGAAAAGCAGTGACAGAAATGGTCCACCCGACAGAGAAACCGGAGTGGCTGATTATGAAAGCATTAAAAGGTGGCAGCAGAATCGGCCAGCTTGTAGTTGATTTATTCGGCGGTTCAGGAAGTACTCTGATGGCAGCTCACAAAATAGGAAGGGTTGCATATCTTATGGAGAGAGATCCACTATTCTGCGATTTAATAAGGAAAAGATGCCAGAGGCTCAAATTATAAGCCCCTGTGTGGCGATTTGTGGGCTTCATTCAGATCGAATGGACCAGTTACACCTGTAAAAGCCTATGGCAACAAAGAAACCAAACAAACAAGCAAAAATAACCACTTCCAAGATGCCAGCTGAAACTGAACAACAGTACGCAGCCTGGCTACTTTATTGTGAAGCAGGCAGCATTAAGAAGCTTCTGGACGTGTGGGAAAAGGTTGGGCAAGTCTTGGGTGAAACTGGGGCGGATTTTGCATACCGGCTCGGCAAAAAACCAAGCGATACGACCATAGAAACCTGGTCCAAGAAGTATCAATGGGTGGCACGTACAGATCTAAGGATGGAAGAAGAACTGGCAGAACTGAAGGACAAAGCCGACAGGTTCAGAAAGAAACGCAAATTCCTTATTACAGATATTCTCATCCAGAAAATGGCAAAGCTGCAGAAGCAGGCCAAAACACAGGACGTATCAGTGCTGGAGATTAAGTACCTATGGGAAATGCACCGCACTGAATGGGGTGAGTCATCAGCAAAAACAGAAGTAAGGCACTCTATCGATGAGAGCGAGCAAGCACCACCCAATCCGGAGGAAGACCAAATCGGTGGAGAAATAGACCTAGTTATTAAAAGACACTATGGCAAACGACATAAATAAAGACAAAATCAGTATTCTCCACTGGATACTAAACAATAAGATTAAAAACGAAAATGGTGAGCCTATCGAGTTTGAGAACCACCGCTTCATGCTGGATATTTATGCTGACCGCACACCCATCCAAGTTATAAGAAAAGCCTCCCAGGTTGGAGCAAGCACAATGGAGATCCTAAGAACTCTGCATGGTGCAAGATTCTGGGGAATCAACCAGATCTATACCCTGCCCACCGGAGATGATGTCCTTAAGTTCGTCCAGTCAAAGGTAAACCGGATAATGGATGTAAACCCAGTAGTAAAGCAGGGCGTTGCCCCTAAGAGCATAGACTCAATAGAGCAGAAACAAATAGGCAAATCCTTTATTTACTTCAAAGGAACATTCACAGAGCGGGAGGCCATCATGCTTTCTTCCGACAGAAACATTCATGACGAACTGGACAAGTCAAAAACAGACGTTATCAGGGATTACACCTCCCGTATGGGCTACTCAAAAATCAGAAGCCAGCACTACTTCTCTACTCCTACAGTACCGGAGTTTGGAGTAGACAAGATCTTCCAGCAATCAGACCAGAAATACTGGCGCTTTAACTGCCCCCACTGCAGATTCAGACAGCATATGGAATGGGACAAAAACGTAGATGAGGAGCGTGGCATTTATATCTGCCAAGAGTGTAAAAAACTTATAACTCCCCAGGACATCAATGAAAATGGAAGCTGGGAGGCAAAATACCCAGGCAGACCAATGTCCGGATACTGGATAAGCCAAATGCATGCACCCTGGAGAACAGCCCAGGATTTAATAAAAGAAAAAAAGGATGCAGATGATGACACCTACTTCTATAACATGATTTTAGGACTACCTTATTTATCAGCTGACCAAAGAATCCCAGCAAGCCTTTTTATACGCAACGTGACAGACGTGAAGGCCGATTCTACAGAGGAATACAACGTAATGGGCATAGACACCGGAGCAGGCACAGGCAAAGGAAATCATTTGATTATAGGCAATAAGCTGGGAATCTTCTGGATAGGCATACTAACCGACCATGAGGGCAAAGACCGATGGCAGCAGGCAGCAGACCTTATAACATTTTTTGACATCAGAGTGGTAGTAGTCGATGGCCAACCGTATACCAGAGAAGCATTCGAGTTGGCCAAGCAATTCCCCTACAGAGTTTACCTGAGCTGGTTCAAAGATGACCCAAAGATGTTGGAGGTAATAAGGTTTTTTGATGAGAAGGAAGGAAAAGAGCCGGAGTTTGAAGAAGAAGTAAAGGTTTTCTCCTCCAGGACCAGAATCATGGATGATACCATCTCAGCGCTCCGCAAAGGAGAAATCAAGTTTTCCCTGTCCAACAGCAGTCCTACCTTCAAAATGCTTATAGAACACGCTCAGACGATGTATGCACGCAATGTAACTGATAAGCTGGGCCAGGTGAAGCGTGAATGGGCAAACACCGGACCAAACGACTTCTGGCTGGCTTTAATCTACTGGCATATTGCCCTATTAAAACGTTCAAAATATGAGCCAAACAAATAAAGAACCAAAGAAAATAACAGTCATTGTCACAGAGGCAGAAGCTAAAATCCTGGAGGACATCCGGAAGGTGGAATATGGCCGAGTTGATATTTATATTCAGAACGGTAAACCCTACCGGAAAGAGATTGTAGAGCAAAAACGTATCACTCCAGAGGAAGGCGGAAGCGCCGGAACATTCCCCAAAAAGCAAAGTAATATCGAGATCTAATACCTAAGCAAGCAATTTTCGATATAATTGTAAAATGTTACTTTTGCCAACTCTTCCGTTTACTTATATAGAACGGTTGAAGCGGACCATTTAATTATGCAGAAGCCACCGTTCGATGAAGTAGTCAAAAATTATATTAGGCTCGTGTACTTTTTTGCCAGGAAATCCCTGTATCAACAGGAAGATGTGGACGACATAGTACAGGAGACTTTCCTGAAAGCAATGAAAAATTATAAACAATTTAATTTCAAAAGCGAAGGCGAGCTAAAAAGCTGGCTGCTTACTATCTGCAGGCACTTGATTGCAGACCAGATGAGGTCCAAAAAGAAAACAGTTTCTATAGAGCAAAATAACATAGAACTCTTTGACAATAGTGATGTAGAGGACATGATGGATGCAGAGATTACCCACGAAAAGGATATAGAGAGGGTAAAGAGAGAGTTACTGAAGCTGAAACCAGAAGAACAGGAAATTATAAGACTCCGGATTGTTGAGGAAATGGAATTCAAAGAAATAGCTGTTGCCCTGGATACTAAAGAGGCAGCAGTCAAGATGCGTTTTTATAGAGCGATTATCAAGCTCAAAGAAGCACTAATATGAAATTCAAAAATGTAATCAAATCAGCATTTGAACAGGAAGAACAAAAAGACACAATGCACATAAAAGCATTGGAGAAGCAAATCTTATCCAAAATACATGAAGAAGAAGACCTGGAGCAGGAAGTGAAAACATATTTTCCCCAACGCAAATCCTTCTGGGCAACTAGTGTACCCTATGCTTTTGCAGCAATTGTTTTGGTGGTCTTATTCTTCGGAGTAACGACCAATTCCCAGGTTATGGCAAAAGGATCAATTCTAGAGGCACTTGTGAACCTCAGAAACCAACTTCAACAGGAACTGTCAAACCTTTTATTTAACGACCCATCATACAGAGATAAGGAAACTCAGAAATACAAGCAAACACAACAGGAGTGGTGTTCTGTTAGTGCAAGAGCTCCGGAGGAACAGGAAAAAGCAGTAGCAGCCATAAGAGACTTCTTAGATAGACCGGACGCACCCGTGAAGTATGAATGTGTAGTTAAGAATCCTAATAAACCTGATGAAAAACCAGTAATAGAAACCTATACTGTAGATTTTGATTTATTTGTTATAGACATCAAAACCAACAAAGTGATAGAGATGTCTCCAAAGCAAGGAACATGGGGAGAAAATAAGGATGGTTCGCGCTGGTCAAGCCCTGAAAAAGAATATGATTATACCCCACGGTACACACAAGCAGAGGCAGAACAATTAGCCAATGATTTTATAAAAAAACACGAGAAGGCAATCGGCAAAATAAATTTAGAGAATTTTAATCTAGAAGCTGATACTAAAGGCGAAGGTGAACAAATAAATTACGTCTTTATTTGGAAGAGCGATAAACAAAAATTAACCATCACATATACACAGGGTGGCCAGCTAGTAAGCTTCTCCAACGTACCTGCAGAATAACAACTATCCTCTAAAATCACCACTAAGAAATAGCTATTGACAATTCTCAACAATTACTAGATACTTGGTGTATGAGAAGTAAGAAAAGTAAGATTATTCTTACCTTTTATAACCTACCCCACTTCAAAAATCCCAAATTTACTTCATATCTTTTTTATTTGAAAACCCAATTGATTAATTATAAATCTTGGGTTTATTAACAAGAAAGGAGGTGAAAATAAATGACAATCAAAAATAAAGGAAAAGTAATACTTCCAGCAATAGTTGGAGTAGCACTTTTAACCGGATTAGTAACTGCTGTATCAGCACAATCATTAAGTCCGCAAGAAACTCTCGATGCCCTGACAGAGCAAATGCGAACCAAAGCTGAACAAGCTGTAAATGCTGGCCAAACAGAAAAAGGCACGCATGAAGGCGAAGTACGCTTTACTGGTGATACCGCTAAGCAATTAGAGGAATTACGCAGACAAGGCTCAAACGCCAAAGAAGCAAGTCTCGCAAGACCTGCGACAGAGAGAGGTGCAGCAGTCGCAAACATCCAAGCTTTAACTGGCAATCAGGGAAATCCTGAGTATGTCTCTACCGCTAAATCAAGCTACAGCAATTCTGTTATAGCTGAATACTACAGAGTGGGACAAGACTACGTTGAGGTCGATACTAAAACGAATAAAATCGTTCAATTCGGACCAGCTCCAGTTGCAAAAGGACAACCAGCTAAGGAATATAACACCGAAGCAAGGTTCTCTCCTGAGCAATTAGAAGCAAAAGCCAGAGAGTTCATCACCAAAAATGCAGGTGCTGATTTAAGCAAATTAACTGCAAGCACTGGTGAAAAGGGTGGAACAAATTACTTTTTCAGATTCACAGATGAATCCAAAGAAGTAGAGGGAGTTAAGGCTTTTGTACAGGTAGGATTTACTGTCGGAGGCGACCTTCTCAGCTACACAAATACGCTGGGATTGTAAGTGAGGGCAAATTAAAAAAGGAAGGGGGTGAATGAAAAACAAAATGAAAAATCTATCAAAAATGTTCTTTGGATTACTCATGGCCCTCGTCGTCTTTACGACAGGAGCGCAAGCTGCCCATGCTGCAGTATCTATTTACGCACAAGATGGCGGTTACTACACAGCATATGGGCCTGGCCAGTATTGGTATTCAGTAAGTAACGAAGGATACTGTTACGATAGTGGAACCTGCAGTCCCACTACCATGAAGTATACCTGGTCAGGATGTAGCTTGAGTAACTACGCTGTTTGGACCAACGGTAATGGACCAAACGGATGGGCAACTCATGATGCCTACATCCCAGGTACGAATGCTACTAACACAGCAGCACCATACCTACTGAGTTACAACTCAGGAAGCCAATTCCACTTTTCGATTAACCAGAATTCGTACTACGATGCCTGGGTAAGAACAGACCCAAGCGATCCGTGGTGGTATAACATTGGAAATGTCTGGCTGGATGATAATCCATGCAACGGCACTTCCAAGATTGGCTTTGATGAGCAGAAGATTGCCGACTAGGCAGACTTCTAATCGTTTTGTTCCTGCCTAGCCCCCCTGATCAAGGGGCTAGGTTGCTTCTTGAGAAGGTAGTAAGACAAATAAGAAAATTAAGAAATCCGCTGGACTTATAGGCTCACTTTTGATATATTCAGATTACACAGATATGAGTAAATTAACGATAGCAGCTATCATAGGCATCATTTTATTACTCGCCGGAAGCTATCTTTACTTTAACAGGCAAAACTTCCCCTCTCTTCAAGGCGATATCGCAGAAGAACAACGCAAGGATGTAGAAGACTATTTTGTAGAAAAGATGGGGATGAGCAGAGAAGAAGCCAAATCAGCAGCAGAAAACGGCGTAGAATTTAGAGTAAGCAAGGATACCACATTAATGGCCATAACAGGAAATCTCCACTACTATCGATTAGTTGATAACGAAGAAAATTTACTCAAACGTCTTAGAGAAGGCAAAGACATTACCCCAGGCAGTGAAGGAGCAATTAAAGCTGGAAGCAACACTATAGAAACAGAATCTTCCTACCAATTAACAAAGCAAATGACAGATGAGGAAATAGCACAAATACTCCTTAATGAAGGCAAGAAATCGAGCAAATTCAACCTCTATAATTACACCTTTATGCCAGGTGGCAGAGATCAATAAGTATGAGAATAAAACCTATTACTATTGTTGCTTTGATTGGATTAATAATAGCTGGAGTATCTTTTTATTCTGATAAGGTGAGCACATCCAAACAAACTACTGTTGCTGACACACAGGCAGTTAAAGCTTCTCCTACTACTCCACCTGCAACGCCAAATAGAGAACTTAAGCCAAATGAAAGATTTATTGGAACAGCAGGTTTGTACATTACGACTCCAGAAGGCATGACTTTTAGAGAAGAGAAAGCAGTAGACGATCCAGGTATACCGAGAACTGCAAGTTTTTATATTGAAAAAACTGATAATGATGAAATTACATATCAACTCTATGGTTTATACAATATAAGCAACAGTGCATCAAACGATAGCTTAGAGAAATCTAAAAAAGAAATGGACCCTGCTACAGTAGAAGATATCACTATGGGCGGTTATAAAGGAATTGAAGGGTTAGTATTAGGACAAAAAGGCAGATATATGACGGTTATAGTCAAAGATGGTAAACTTCACTCTTTCTCTACTTATCCGCCAACCGCAGAAAATAAAGAGATTACAGATCAAATCCTCTCCACTATTAGCTTTCAATAACCAGTAACGTACTTGAAAAAGACAGTTCCACTTTTGTAGCATGAAGCTGTAACGAAATTCGCCTAACGAATCTTTCGGGGCTTAGATTTTTTACTCACACGAGTAGATGAATCTAAGCCCTTTTTTGTTGCAAAAAATATGCCAGAAGTAAAAGAAGAAAAAATAACCGAGACTAGAAAGTATGAACCTACCGATGAGGAGCAAAAACTCTTGACCAAATGGAAGGCAAGATTTAAGCGTGCCAAAGAATTCAGAGATCCCTACCAAGCAAAATGGCTACGGATGTACATGCTCTACAGAGCTTACCAGAATAAGCAGAACTACGCTTATAACACCCGACTCATGCCACCTATTGCCTTTGAAATCGTCCAGACAGTGGTATCTAGACTTGCTACAGCAAAGCGCAAAACACGCATTCTTCCCAGAGAGAAGCAAGATGTTGAGTCAGAGTCTCTACAGTCATGGGATGATTTGGTAAATTACGACTTTGACATTATAGAGCTGGCAAAGAAACTGCCCCACTGGATAGAGTCCTCAGTCATATATGGGAATGGAATCCTTAAACTAGCATGGAAGGTATCAAGTGTTACCAAAGATGGTAAGACCATAACAACCTACGATGACCCCACAGCCAGTCTTGTAGACCTTTGGGACTTCCTGCCCGCTCCGGAAACAGAAGACCTGCAGGAGGCATGTCCGTGGCTAATTCATCGGATTGTCAAAAAGAAAGAGAAAATAGAGAAAGAAGAAAAAAACAGAGGCGAAAATAAGATTTATAAGAATCTTGAGTTCTGTGAGTCAAAAGTGGTTGAGGATTGGAAAAAAGAGCGATATGAAGTCAATACAAAGAAAATGTCGCAAATTGCAGGCAGTCAAAAAGACCAGCAAGGCGGAGAAGGAAAGATCCTCCCAGCCAAAGCAGAAGGCGAAAAGCAACTGGAACTGTGGGAATGCTGGGACTTTGAGGAAGATAAACTCATTGTTATATCAAATGGCGAAGTTGTTATAAGAGATGACGAAAACCCCTATCTTGGTGTAAACACTGGAAAGATTTTTATAGACCTGCCGGATATGCCACTCCTCTGGGAATTCTGGGCAACCGGACATATCGAACCTGTAGAAACAACGATTACAGAGATTGCAGACCTTAGAAACCAAAGAATGGATGATGTGGTTTTAATGCTAGACCCAGTAGTCAAAATCCGGAAGGACTCCGGTATTACCAAAAACGACATTATCTTCTCCCCTGGAGCAATCTGGGAACTTCGCAAAATGGACGATGCAGTTATCGAAAGGCCACCAGAAATAAGCCTGATGGGAGTAAATGAGGACAAATTAATGCGTGATGAAATCTCCAGAACCCTAGCACTTGGAGAATATATGCAAGGAATGCCACAATCAACCAATGAGCCACTAGGAAAAGTGGCAATGCTCTTGGGACAAAGTAATCTCCGCCTAAGCATGAATGCACAGACTGTAGCCGTAGCATTAACCCAACTAGTAAACATTCTCATTCAAATGAACCAAGAATTTGTAGATAAAGATAAACTTTATAGAATTGTAGGAGATAAAGTGGACTTTAAAGAATTCAAAGAGGCAGACAAAAAAGTACAAGTAGATGCAATTGTAGAGGTAGAACCAGTTATTCCACCGGACCAACAAGCCAGAATCAACCAAATACTGCTTCTCTACGATAAGCTGATTGCCCAGGACAAACCAGATCCTAAAGATCCAGCAGACATTCAGCGATGGTTGAAACGAAAAAGAGAGCTACAAAAGCTAATGCTCGAAGAACTAGACCTGGACAGTTATATCGAATTATTGCTAGGACCAGACCAAACAGAAGCATCGACAGTAGAAACACCAATGAACAACCCCCAGAATGGGCCTGTGTCGCCCGTTGAGGGGACTCAACCACCTGGTCCAGGGGTAGCCGGAGGAATTCGAGAGCTAATGAACAAAATACCGCTGATTGGTCAAATGCTTGGCGCTTAACCTCTATTTTAGTAGGCTATTTCGCATCATATAGTTTTCTTGTATTTGCTTGACTGCTAATTCAATATCGCTCAACTCAAAAGGTTTTGCAATAAGAGATAAAACGTTCATTTTAACCAGATCCTCAGTAGTAAAGATTCCTCCTGTTGCAGTGCAAATAACAATAGGGATCTCTTGGGTAATTTTTCTTATTCTCTCTATGACCATTTCTCCACTCATCTGAGGCATACTTAAATCAGTAAACACACCATCATATTTACTGGGGTTTTTTCTAAAATCTTTTACTGCGTCAGCAGGATTGGAAAAGCGAACCGTATCATTTCCAGTCATATCAATCGCAAAACAGATAGCCTCACCAATAGCAACCTCATCATCAATGACTAAAAATCGCAGTTTGGGAAATTTTTTATGCTCGCGGTTTGGTTTTTGCTTCACAAAAATTTATTTTAACCTTTTTTTGTGTGAAAAGTGTAAGAAGTGCATACTCCTTGTGTATAAAAATAAGTAAAATTCTTGATATACTGAAGGAAGGATGAAATTCTTTAAAAAAGGACCAGATAAACGGCCTTTTTCCTACGGAGCTATTATTGAGCAAAGAAAGTCCCCAGACAGAACACCTGTAATAGTCGGCGTAGTCCTAGTTCTTCTTATTATTTCCGGAATTTATTTTTTGATGGCAAGATGATTAAAAAGGAAGTAAATCAGAAGCACTCACCTTTAACGCTTTAGCAATCTTATACAGCGTTCTTATTGTGGGATTTCTTTCTCCTCTCTCTATCATCCCAACATAAGTACGATGCATCGACAACTGGGCAGCAAGCTCTTCTTGGCTAACACGCTTCTCCTTTCTTACTTTCTGGAGTCTTGCACCAAATTTCTCGAGAACGTCTCGATGCGTTATAGGTTTTCCCATACCCTACAATCCTATAGACTGCTTGTATCATTTTCGACATACTCCTTGTATTCATTTGTGCTAGTATTTATGCTTAAGATGATGAACGAGAAGGCTATAACTAAAAAGGAGATTGCAGCAATAAACAAGCAAAGGAGAGAACTTCTTAAAGCATTAAAGCGCTTATCGACAATATGTGCATTATTTGCAGTAGAGTGCGAGAAGTATTCAGAATATCTAAGGAAGAAGATTTAAACTC